TGTTGCACTTAAAAGATTAAGGTGCTGGATTTACGATAGACACGCAGTTAACATAGTTAACTCCTGCATACTTATCGCTTGCCTCGTAGATGTCAGTTGGCAATGTTGCGATGATACCAGTTGTAGTCAATACAATTGATAAGTTACCGCAGTCATCCTTCATAGTCAAGTCAACCGGAACTCCTGCTGGTGTAAACACCAATGTCTTAGAGTAGTTGCTTCCCGCTGTTGGAGTGATGCCTGTGTTCCACTCTGCTAAGTTAAATGACAACCACTGGATTGCTCCTGCCGTTGTAATTAATGCAGATGTTTGGTCACCCTGTGCAGTTGCCAAACGTGCATCATAAGCAAAGCCGAAACCGTTTTGCTGAGTGATTGCAAGTAAGTCGATACCGTACTGAGTGCAGCATCCTGCTGCCATCGCGTTAGCATAACGCTGCATCGCAGCACCACCGAATGCAATTGGTGCACCTGGATAGTTAGCCATGCGTGTTGCTTGCTGAATGTCAGCGATAGCAAATGCGTTAGGCTCGTTAGATGTGATCATCGTTGCAACCTCTAAGCAGTCACCTGTTACAGTGTAGAATCCTTCTACTTCAGTTCCCCAAGCACCGATTGCAGCAACAGCTTGAACAGCAGCAGCAGAAGCAACCTTACGATCAATAACATCCATCAAGCGCATGATTGACTCAAGCACGTAGCGGCTGTTCTCTTGGCAATGACGAGCGATGTCAGCAGCATTGATCAATTGAGAAGCAGTGTACGTGTCAGTTGTTTCAACTGTGTACGTAGCTGTTGAATCTCCGTAATTGTTAGTAGATGTACAAGTAAGGATGTCTCCACCTTCTTCAACTTCTGTTTCTGGAAGACGCTGAATCCAACGAGCTTGAACGGTTTTCAATTTACCTTGACCAGGTGAAACCTCAGTGCGAATCAATTTCGCGTTCTCTGGAGACAATAAGAATTCAAGGAATGGAAGTTGCTCACGCTGACCAACCTCTAAAAATAATTCGCCCAGTGACATTTGCACATTTGGGCATTCTGAAAGTATTCTTGAAATAGACATGATAGTCGTTTTTTATTGTAGAATTTTTAGCAACGTATTCTGAAGGCTGTTGCGTTGATGCCTACTTGTTGCAGCTGAAAGTCCTGCCGACTACCATAGAGAAATACAAAGGTATAAAAAAAAAAGCCGCACTACCTAACAAGTGCGGCTCAAAACTAAAAAACATTAATACCCAGTACAAAGATAGATTATTTTGTGTAGAATCGAGGATTGATTCCTTTTAATTTTTTTTCTCCTACAGCTTCAAGTTGAGGTATCAATGGGCTGCGCATTGGTATCTTACTCCCTGCATGTGGATTCTTCTGGATGATGCCTGCCTCTGTTGCTTCCTTTATAAGCACATCGGACATTGATAGGAACGACCCTGCTTTCTCCTTGCTCTTTAATCTCTCGCCTGTTGCCTTATCCTTAACGACAAATGCACCGTCTTCCTCAAGGTCGATTGAATACTTATCAGTGACAGCTGACTTGAAGCCGCGAATGGTGTACTCGTTTACAGATGGATCAAGCTTCAATGCGCTTAGCTCCTTCTCAAATGAGCTGTTGATTTTGCTTGTCTTAATGTCGGTTGCAACTTGCACCTTGTACTGCTCGAACTGATTCATCACATCTTGGCGAGCGGAGTCAAGCTCATTGCTCTTGCGCTCAAGTGATTTATACTTCTTCTCCCACTCTTGAATCAATGCCTCTGAGCCGTTGCCAGATGCACGCTTCTCCCACTCCTCGCGTTGTGTTTCAAATGAGCTCTTTGCTTTCTCCGATGCGCTGCGAATTACCTCCTCAACCTTTTGCCCTTTGAAGTCCTCGTCAGTGAGCACAATGCCAAAAGGCTCGAATGCTTTGCGAGTTACGTTGGCAATTGTGCCTGTAAGCTTTCCAATTTTGCCGCTTACTTCTTCCTGCTTAATCCAATTTTCTTGGAACTTTTCTTTTGCGGCTTCCAGATCCGCTGCTTCGTCGAGGTTTAGGAACTTGATCAGCTCCAGTGCTTCCTCCTGTTTGATTGCCATAGTCTATTGTTATTGGTGTTAGTTTCAATTCCCTTGCGCCTCGCTTGATAAGTTCTTTCGCGAGTACATCAGAGGCACGCTTAATTGTGCCATCACTCATGATGTAGTAAGTCATAGGTCAAAGATACTAAAGTTTTTGATTATGCAAAACCTTCTGCTTCCGCTCTTGCAATAACACTTGCCGGAACTCTCTGCTTAATCACCGGTACAAGGAAGTGGCGGCATGGCCCCCATCCTCCAAGGAATGTGAAAATGCTTTTTGAGTCAGTGCCCTCGATACGACCATCCCATGTTCCATTGCGAATGTCGTTGATGCCTGCGCTGTTCTTGCCATCACCCCAAGCTTCAATCTCGCCTCTGTGGAATATCTGCCCTTCGCGATGTGCGCAGAATGGTCTTGTTGTTGCAATCTCGCCACCAAGATATTGGTAGTATTCAACTCCTAATTCTAAATTGACAGCCGCTGCATAGCTTCTATCTGCAATTGCTTGCGCTGTTCCTGCAACATTGCGCACGTTAGCAAGTAGTCTTCCATCACTCGACTCTGTTCCTTCAATCACTCCTTGCAATGCTGCCACCGCTTCGCGCAGTGGTGCTCTTGCAGCCACGTTTGCAGTAAGCTGCTCAAGGAATGGCTGCGTAACTCTCTCGCGAAGTCCTGAGCCAAAGAAAGCATTAATTGCATTTTGCTTGGAGATGTTAAGAAGCTGCTTCTGTACTTTGTCTGGTTGGAATGAAGCATCAATCTTCTTTGCAATCTCGTCAGTAAGCTGTACGCTTTCATCGATAGAAGCAAGAAAGGATTGCACAGCGGCTTTGTATTCGCCGCCTGCAAGCACCTTGTTGAGCTCCTCTGTTATTAATCCAATTCTTCGAATGTTGTCTTCTGTCTGGGAGATGTTTCCATTTTCATCGACATCCATCTCCGCGAGAAGTGGAGCAATTTTTTTCCATGCTTCTCGCTGTGCTTTCTCCGCCGCAGTAGCAATCTCCTCGGGAACATTCTCAAGTAGCTTAACTTTGCTTTTAACGAGTTCATCAAACGATGCCATTTAATAGAGTTTGTTGTGCCTGTTGAATCGGATCAAGTGTCACCGCAATCTTCTCTGCTGCCTTCGCTCTTAGCTGTGTAATCTGGTCGCTCATCGGTTGGTCAAGGAATCTTGCTGCGCCCTCTGTTGGAATGAAGTCTCTAATGAGCTCCATGATTAATTGCGGACCAGAGTTGTGCAATACATCTTGCCACTTCTCAACGCTGCCGCTTGCAAGTCTTGCAAGGATATCGGCATTGCTCATAAGCAGCAACTCATCTGCATTGATGATTAAGTCGTACACTGCACTTGTTTCTTCATCGGTGTAGTGAATTGCACGAATGTAATTGTAAACATTGGAGAAGGTAATCGATGGCGGAACTCCTGCCTTTACTCCTTCGCTGATTACTGCAAGGTAGTCACTCGGTGTGCTGATGTCGAAGCTTGTTGGATAAACCAAGTTCACTCCGCCAAATAAATCACCGTATCGCATCTTGCCCATTGTCACCAAGCAGAATTCATAAATCGTAAACAGCTGATCAGAGATAGGCTTTATAAAAGCATAAAGGCTGCGAAGCTTATTTAAGCTTCCTGTTGCAGTCGATGCCTCGCCGATAGTTCCACTTTCATCACTCGAAGGTAAGTGCAGGATACGTCTTGATTTAGCCATCTGCTGCTCAATCTCTGTGCGCAGGAATGTTAGCGTATCCATCGGAGGACTTACAAACTTTAAGTACTCGCCACTAAGTCCGCTATCTCCTTCGCTAACCGATGTCTTTGGCTTAATCAATAGCATACCGGTAGGCGAGAATCTGCTCTTTACTCCGCTACCTGAACAGCTGCCGCATGTGCGATAGCCTCCGTTTATCGGATCGAATATCTGCCCATCATTACAACGGTTGCCTTCGCGATCAACAAACTCACATATCTCACCAAGCGCAACCATGAAAGGGAATGCACTTGTTGCCTTGCTCATCTGCAAGTAGGACTCATCGAGCACAACCTGGTCAAGCAATGGCACTGCTGTGATGAATGGCGATTGGAATGCAATCTCGTCATTGATAAGTTGAGGTGCTCCCATTAGCTTAATGCATGGCACATATCCAAGGTTGTGCTGAAAATAAAGCATCGGCTCGCCAAAAGTCATCTCGCTCTTCTTGCCTGTCTGCTCAATCTTATAGATGGCATTCTGGTCATAAAGGTAAAGCACGATTCCGCTTTCTTCCGTCTTGCTGCCAACCTTCACATAGCTGTGGTAATCACTGATCACCAAGTAATACTCACCAAACTTCTGCCCGACAATGTTCTTGCAGTTGTAATAGGTAGGCATTGGACGAAGCAGCTCGTTGCCAATCACTGGCTCTTCAAACTCTTCATCGTCCAAGTACTCGATGTCATCTGGATAGATGGCAATGATACCATTGGCATCGACAAGCTTTAGCGTTGGAAGCATGTTCTTAATGAACATCTCCAAGCTGCCAAACTTCTCAATCTCGTTGTTGACGAATCTTTGGAATGTCTCATCTCCAAAACGCTCATCAAGTTCCTCGTTGTATCTGATGCTCCAGTTCTGATCGGCGAATGCTCTGCTTATCGTAGATCTGAAATCTTCAAACACGCTCAAGGTTGTAGCCTTGTAGTTTGCCTTGATATACATCGCCTGCGCATCCGTTTGATTGGGAGCACGCACCGAAAGCAAGTGCTCAGGGTAAACATCGGAGCGGCTATGCGGCAAGATGCTATCATACATCTTAGCGGCATAATTGTAACCGCTCCAATATTCTGGATACTGAGTCGATGCTCGCTGCTTAGTGATAGGATTGAGGGGAGTCGATTGTGTCATCTGCTCCCAACCCTTTCGCTTTGCCGCGAATCGGTTAACTATTTTTTGAATGTCCTCAGAGCTTAGTGCCATTTGGTCTCTCCATTATGTTAGATCCACAAGATTTCGAACGACAGTAGTTTGGTTTCATTTGTGTAGTATTGAGATGCCTCGCCCTTCGGTTGTGTTAAGCGTGACATTGTTATAATTAAAATGAGCTGCGTATTCTACAAGCTTTCTCGGTCCATCTAAATGGATAGTGTCATGGTAAACAATCACTCCGCCTCTTGCCACCAACTTCTCAACAAGTTTAAACTCAGGAAGCACATGCTCCAAGCTGTGATCGCCGTCCACAAAGATAAGGTCAAAATGATTCTTAGGCAAGTTATTCAACTCCTCAAGTGAGTTGCCCAGGATGAAGTCAATCGACTTGCCACCCTCTGCCATGTATAGCTTTGTTGCAGGCGTGCGATAATCATTGATGTCGATACCGACATACTGCCCACCCTTTGGCAATGCCTTGATAAGATGCTGCGTTGTCTCACCTTCAAACACTCCAATCTCAAGCACCGTCATGTACTTGCTCATCTTGATGATGCTTGCCATGAATATGCCGCACTCATCTTCTGAGTTCCAATCATGGCGAGCAACCTCTTTGAATGTCTCTGTGGTCACAATCTCTTTTCTTGGTCTGCCTCTCTTTGGCTTATCGTTTACCATCTGCGTATTTGTTTTGCGTGATTCTGCTAATTAAAAAATTATGTCTCTTGCCAATTGCTTTAAAGTCTGCGTTCAGCATTCTATCAAGCCAGTTGATGTAGAATATCGGAGTGAATCCTGCGCCGCCATAGTAGCTTTGCAAGTAATAGTTTTGAGTAATCTCTTGGAAGCTTAAGCCTCTCTGCATCGAGAAGTGAATCATGCCGCCTTCGCTTCCATCATTTTTCTCGTAAGCCTTAAGCGCAGGATCAATGCCACGAATCGCAAGTGCTACATTCATGTACAATTCATCTGGCTGCCCACCGCCCCACTTCATGCGCAGTTCTTTGATGGGGATTGGATTGTTGAAGTACAAGTCTTTGGCAGTGCGATAGATTGCCTCCGCCTGTGATCCTCTTACAATCCACTGCATCGAGCTGTTGATGGCAGGCATAACTGTTGACTCAAGCAAGTTGAAGTGCGCCCACATCTTGTCCGCCCATGCCCACTGCATCTCCTTAAAGTCGCGCCCCTTGTCAATGGTGTGATAGCCAACTGTGTGGCTTACGTAATCTTTGCCAGATTGAGCAAGCTCGTCAATCATTGGCTGAATGTCTTTGAGCGCAATAGCATCTACATCGAGGTAGAGGTTGCGGTCGTATGGCAAGTAATTATAAAGATTTACTTTCACCTTGCCGGGATCAAGCTTCTTGTTGGTATAGATATCCTCCAGTGCAATGTGCCCAATGTGATTGATGTATTGCATCAAGTCTTGGCAGTGCGACAATGCTTTAATCGGATCATCAAACAGCACTGTGATGTTGACATTCGGGCTGTGCTTCCTTATGCTAAATGCAAGGTTATAAGCAGCCCAATAGTATTGCGGCCTGCCGAATGCAAGAAGCACCACCCCAGTAGTTGGAGTGATGCTCTGATTGGTTAGTGTTGCTTCCTTAGTCATTATGAGAATACTCCGGCAGGAGCATCATATTGTGCAGGAATGTTTTTGTTTCTCCAAGAGAAAGTCACCTCATAACGCTGAAGCTCGTTGTTCTGCTCAGGCAAGATGAAGTTTGCAGATGTTGTGATTCCAACTGGAGCGGTTACATAAAGCACCTTTCCGCTGTCGCACATGTACGCAAGTATCCAAGAGATACGGCGGTTGTTAACATCGTTCCAAAATACGCTGTTTCCATCAGTCACGTTTGCATCGTAAAGAGTCGCTGTGCGATCTTCGTTGATACGGATTGATGTTCCACAACCGATTGGAGAATCAACAGTGATAGGTGAACCAGCAGGAAGTGCAAAGCGGATGTCGCTAATCATTCTGGCTTCGCCAGATGCAAGCAATGCATCAACCTCAGTAGCATCTGATGGATCAACTAATTCAGTGCCACAAGCACCTACAATGATAGCGGAAACTCCGCCGAGTTTATATTCGTTGCAAAGCACCAAGTCGTGCTCAAGCAAGGATGTGTCGCAATATGATACACAGGCCATTTGTAAAAAGAGTTTGTATTGTTGTTTCGCTGTTGGATAGGTCGCGGCAATACACCTACTTGGTCTCTATGTTTGGCAAAGTTACAAAATAAATTCTTGATATAAGTTAACAGAATTTTCAGTTGTTAATCTTTGATCATCCTGCGCAAGCAAGAACGGCTCATCGCTGTTGTCTAAGATACTCGGCAAGCAGTCCGCATCGGTGTTACTGCAAATCGTTTTGCGCACCTTAGAAGACTTCAATGCAAGGTCTATGCTTAATGCTCCAAGTTCATCAGCATCGTTGTACTCGATGTCTGGGAACTCGCCATCGATGGCATAGTATAAGTCACCATTTACATAGCAGTTGTCATAGTAGAATATTGTCGACAAGAAGTCGAGCACGTATTCAGGCAAACGACCAAATGCAAATGTCCACTTCTTCTCGCGATCAACGTATGTCGTTTGATACTTGCCGGAAGCAAAGCGGAAGTTGTTCACCTCGGTTTGATATTGAGCTCTGAACTTGCGCCCCTCCAATCTAATCGCAGGCAAGAACGATGATGCACCGAATGCAAGGTTGAACTGGTCCTCTGCGTTGCAGCCTTCAATCTTGAAGTACTTGCATTCATCATTGAAATCACCGATGTTGATGATGTCGCTAAACTGATCCCATTGGATGGAATCATTCTCGATGCTTATCTCAACAAGGTTTATGATAGCAGCAGCAGGAGGACCGCCAAACTCTTGCACCAATATCTCAAGTGGGTTGTTGCCATCGGCAGTGATAAGCACAGTCTGGTATCCAGTGCCAAAGAACTGCTCTTGGTTTGCTCCAATCTTTGCATATATGCGCACATTAGTGCGGCTCGCAATGAACACGCTCACATAGTACTGCAAGCCATCACATAAGTCATTGCTAATGTTTTGCGTGATGCTTGCTGAATCGCTTGCTAATGGTAGATTAAACTCCGCCTGACCTTCGCTCAGTGTCACTGATCCTGTTCCTGTTCCACTTGTTGTCCATCCACTCACACCGCCTGCATCTCTAAAGATGCCGTTGTACACATAACTTTGTCCGCAAGTGTTGGTGCAGAAATCGGTGATGGCAAGACGATAGCAGCCCTCACCAGCAGCAACATCGGTCAATGAAAATGCAGCTGTAATCTTGTTATCCTTAACCGTGTAAAGCGGCGCAACAATGTCAACCGTCTCAAGTGTCACCGCATCAACTATACCCACCTTCATCTGATTTGCTGATGCAAGGCCGTACACTCGAATGCCGTTGGTGCTCAAGCATCCAATCCAACTATCACTGCCAAAGCATAAAGTCACGCTATCATTGGTCATCGTTGGATTGGCAAAGTACAATGTGTAAGTGCCAGGCAGTGTCAGCTCATAAGTGCTCGAGCCATTCAATGTTACTGATAAGCTTCCCTGATCCAATGTAAGCACAGTGAACTCCACTTGGTAAAGCTGATAGATATAGTTGGTGCGAAGCAGTTGGCAATACAAGCCACCAACATTCAACACAGTCGAGCATACTTGATTGTCAACAGGCACACCCCACTCCGCTTCAATTGTGTCGTACTTAAACAACTGCGACAAGTCGCAAGGTGTTGACTCCACTTGGAAGAATACCTGATCATTGAAATCAAGCAGCTGCTTGTAATCACCGCCGCATCCTGGGCAGTCGACAGCCGTGTTGCTCGTAAAGATAATAGGCTGATTCGGTATGGAAGTAAAGCTCATCGAAGTATCTTGTTTGATTTAAGTTGTATGGAAGCATCTTGCTTGATGATGCTTTTAATGTCTACCTTGTTAATGTATCCTTCAATCACTCGCAGTGGATCATCGAACTGCCCGAACTTAATCGGCCTCGAGGTATTGTCGAGGATTGCCTCAATCTCTTCCATGCGAAGAGGTCGGTCGAATGAGTAAAGATAAGCTCTAACATCATCGATATTCACTGGATCAAGTTCTTCATCTGGATTGTTTGGTGCAATTGGAATTGCACTCCCAATCATCTGTGTACGCTGAACTGTTCCACCAGGTAATGTGATAAAGTTACCAATGGGCTGTGGACCAAAGTTTGCAAACCTTGCTCGACACCAAACATCACCTCTTAATATATCTCCTTCATTGGCAATAAATGTAGCAGTTACAAACACCATAAAGGCATCAAATGAATCAGCTATAATAGCAGTTCCAGTGTATGAATTTATAAGTGTTCCATTGCTTGAAAAATGAAGTAGGTTTGCATATCCTTCATGCTCTCCTGCTGATGCTCCTCCAAGGTCTCCAAGTATAACCTCAAGCAATACTGTATAAATACCTGCAAATGGCACTGTATAACTATCAACTGAAAAATAGTTATTAGGGTCAACAATCTCAGTTGGAAAATTTATGTAGTTGCCTGTTTGTTCAAAATAAGAATTAAATATTGTAAACTGAATTGGAAAGGTTGGAAGTGGTGAATAGTTTGATCGTACATTCCAAGATGGATCATTTGGAAATGTGTTACTTTCAAGAAAGCTATACAAGCTGTTAGGATATCCACTTATCCAATTGTTTGATACAAAAATATTACGCAAATCTCCGTTGTACACTGTCTGCCCTGTTCCGTATGGATCGAACTTTGAAGCTCTGTATTCTTGAGTAGATGCAAACCAATCACATTGTACAATAAATGGATCAAGCTTTCTATCCTCTGCATCAAATCTGTAAACATCTTCAATCACATTGGTATCAAATACAATTTTGCTTGTTTGCAGCTCAAGTATATTGCTTGTGTTACATTCACCAGTAAAGCCAAATGTCTCCTCTCTGAATCCTCTAAATGGTGTCTGAGTAAATGTGCACACTCCTCCAGTGCACTCTTCTTTTTCAAGTACCGGTGATGATCCAAAGCTTACAGCTGAATACAAACGATCTCTGTCAAATGTTAAGTTGATATTAGGTTGATCATAAAGATTGACTGATGCACCTTGTTGTATGAAATAGCTTGCAAGCTCAATTCGGAGTAATGGTCTTCCATTGGCTTGTCTTTCGAATACCATTCCAAGGTTAAACTTCTTATGCATCGACAAGTATAGCTCTTCAAAAGTAACAACTGTTTCTCGTGCTCCTCTTGTCCTTATTGCATCTCCATTAGTTATAAGCAAAAACTCTCCGCTGTTTGACAAGTCGAATTGAAAAAAGCTGCTTTCAAAATCAATTTGCCCATCGCTCATGCAAAAGATAAGATGATTAAAGGCATCATAAACAAGAGTCCCGAATATATCTTCCCCATAAGAACCATCAACAGGATTAAAAAACTTACCCCTAAGCAAAGGTGGAGGTACAACTGGAAGTAAGTTTTTTGTAATTGTACAACTCAATGAGAATGGTATTCCTTTGTTGTTGTTTATTTTGGTGCTAAAGCTTTCATCATATAGCTTGGTCTTGACCTGACACTTGTCAAGAAGAAAGTTGCATTCACTTAAGATGATGTATCCATTTGTCAATCTTTTCCACACTCCTGCGCACTGGTATTGAACCTCAACAGATATCAAGTTGCAGAATCCACTTTGATCTAACTTGCTAAATAGATAATTATAAACACCGCCTACAAATGTTAAGTCGTTGTCAAAGGAAACAATCCTTGCATTAATCTTTTTATCCTCAGTAACATTAACGCTGAAGTTCTCAGCATCAATTGGCTGCCCTCTATCAGCTCCATCGATTAGGAACTTTATATCTACTGCCATGTGTATCTCGAATCTTGTTGGTTAATATTCACAATCACATTGCGATTTTTTAGGTCTTTGCGCATTCCTCTCATCTCCTTCTCCATGCTCTTGCTGTTTAGAGATGCATTGACAACTACACCATCCTTGCCTCTTCTGCCTGCTGAGTAACCCATCAATGCAGGTCGCACATACTTCTCATCAATCATCTTGCGGAAGGCATCAGTCGATGTGTTCATCGCATCGAGTTCTCTGCGATGCTTTGCCGTCTGCCTTCTGTTTACCATGTACTCGCCTTGCTCAGCTTCAATCAATGTTCCTCCCTGGCTGTGTAACTTGCCGCCAATCAAACCACCTTTTGCAAATTTAGGAATCGGTTTGGATGCGACAACTGCTGCTTCAGCTAATCCTGATGCTGCAATGAATGCGGCGAGGATTGGATTTGGTGGTCTCAAACTAAGTGCATTTATTACACCGACTGCTGTATTAACTCCAATCTCAAACAATGCAAGTGCTTTGTCTTGTCTTGCTTGCTTTGTTTTTTCTTCTGCAACTCTTTGTGCTGTTCTCTTTGCAAGCGCGTCTCTTTGTCTTATCTTATCACGCTCAAGGTTGCTGCTTGCGTTAATAGCTTCAAGTTCTTTAGCACTTGCTTCTTCAATATTTGCAATGCGCTGTTGTGATTGATCTTGGCTAATTTGATTTATTGATCCTAAAATATTAAATACTTCACCAGCATATTGCTCCAAAAGTGCAATCCTTTTATCTGTCTCTGTCTTCGTTTCCTCGGTGATAGCTTGCTCTGTCTGGGCATTAATCAAAGCAATCTCGCTTGCATTACCTTTGGCTGCTTCAATTCGCTTCTGAGCATCAATCTTAATCAACTCAATGCGCCGCTCCAAGCTGCTGCCTTCAGTAATCTCCAATGTTTGAAGCTCATTGATTTGATTCTGAATTGTCTCAGCTGCGATGTCGGTCTTTACCTTGCCAATCAATCCGGCATAGCGTGTTGCAATCTCAAGCTCACTAAGTCCTAAGCTTTTCGCGAATGATAGTTCGATGGCTTTCTGATTCTCCAGTGCTGCAAGTTGCTGCTGCAATGTTGCGCCTTCCGCTGCCTTGGCAAGTTCAAGCTTATCCTTAAACAGTTTCTCGTTTGCCGCTTTCTCGATCTCTGCCAACTGAGCTTGCTCCTGCGTTCTTATATTCGCAATGGCTTTTGCAAGTTGCTCCTGTGCCTTAATCTCTTCCTCGCTGCCTGCCTTGAACTTGGCAGCTGCAAATGTCTTCTCGAGCTCAATTACCTTATTGTTGTTTTCATTTAATACCTTTGATTGGGCATCAAGATTTGCAACTAATGCTTCTTGCTCAAGCTTTAATAATTCCTTACGTGCATTAGCTTGATCCTCTGCTGCTTTCTTTGCAGCTTCCTTTGCTTTGTCTGCCGCCGCCTTTTGTTTTTCCAAACGCTTATCAAGTATCTTCTGCTCTGCTTCGCTTAAGATACCTGCTGAGTTTTCGATTGTTTCAGCCTCAGTCTGTTTAGATGTAGCAAGATTGTTAATTGATTCTGCCTGAGCTTCTAATTCTTTTTTTACTCTTTCTTTACCTAACTGCTCTGCTTTAATATTAGTTACTTGTGATGTAATAAGTGATTCTGCTAAATTACCTTTTATTGCACCAGTTGCGATTGCTGAAGCTTTGACTAAAAATGATGTAACTTTCTCTCCAACAGTCTGCACATCTCTTTGTTGTACTGTTGCTGCCTCTGCTGCTAATACAGCCGACTGCGCAACCAATGCCTGAGCCTGTGCCCTTAATCCTGCTGCTTTAACGTATGCAGCAGTCTTGTTGTTAAAGTTTGCCTCCGCAACATTTAAGTCGTTGGTCTTGCCAAACGTACCACCAAGTGTCTCGTTGTAAGTTAGTAATGCTTCCTCCTTGCTGATTACTCCCTTCCTTGCCAACTCGAAAGCAGTGCCTACCTTTTGAGTCTCAGCAGTTGCATCACCTATTGCCGTCTTAGTTTCTTCAAGTGTCGCTGCAAGTGCTTTACTTGATACTGATGCACCTGTAATAGAATCCTTAATCTTATCGAAGTTTGCAATAAGTGCAACAAGTCCTAACACCAATGCGCCTACTCCTGTCGCTGCCAGTGCAATCCTAAATGCTTTCATCAAGCCTGTGGATGTCCCAACAACCACATTGTATCCTGCTTGAGCAATTGCAGCAACTCCGGTCTTCTTAGCAGACTGCTCAAGTAGTATAGCTCTTGCCTGCTCCAATGATGAAGTTATTGCCATGATAGCATTTAGCCTGGTCATTGTCTTTTGAAGCTCTTCATTCTCTACACCCAAAGCAGCACTAAATCCTTCGACTGCTTGGAACGCTGCGCCAACTAATTGAACATTTTGAACAAGAGTATTGAATCCTCTACCCTTTTCAACAAATGAATCCACTTGCTGATCGGTCTCAAAGATTGCCGTCTTTAATCGTGTTGTCTCTTTTAATAAGTCTTTGAACTCCTTTGTGTCTTGCTTGCCTGCAATGGCTAAGTCGTACAACTTATCTTCAAGGATACCGATTCGACTGCTTGCCGCATCAGTCGACTTGGCATAAGCTTCAATGGCTCTATCTGCTAATGTGATTGATGCTTTGTATTGACCAACAGCCTTTGCTATTCTATCAAACTCCTCAGTATTTGTTTGCCCTGCGATTGCAAGGTCTTTCAACTGCTCTTCTAACTTGCCAATGTCGGCTGCTGTACTTGCTAACTTTATTACTTCAGAACCTACCTTCGGCAAAGTCTTAACAAGCTTTAAAGATTCAAGGTTAATGTTGTTTAGTGCCTTCTTAACATTCTCTCCTGCGAATGCGCCAGTAATTGATTCACCAACTTTCTTAAACGCATCTGATGATTGCTTTGCCGCCTTCTGCGCTCCCTCTACTACCTTGTCGTTAATCTGATTGATCTCGTTGACGGTTGCCTTAAGACTGGATGTCTCCGCTTCGTATGCAACCTGAATAGTAGCTGTAGCCATTACTTTTGCGCTTTGATGTTCGCCTCAAATTTACGCAAATAAAAGTCAACATCACCACTCATCATCTCATTATACTCAACAACGCTTCCGCCGCTAAGAATCATTACTTGCTCCCTCATGTAGTCTCCTGCCTTCTGCGCCCTGACTCTCGGTGAGAACTCAGCCGGAGTAAGGAGTCTTTTAGATTTTTTTGTTGTACCATGTTGTACTCCCATAAAGTCTGAAAGTCTTCTGCTGACATAGTTAACAAGGGCATCAGCGGATCGATACCCAAGCCGGAGAAAAAATCTTTCGCACCTCCCTTGCTCAGCTGCTCGAATAGCTCAAGCTTAAAGTTATGGATGTCGCTGTTAACGATGTTAGGGTCTTCATCATCTCGTATGATCCATGTCGCTGCAATGTTGAGAAGTATGTCGCGATGTATCACCGTATCCTGCCGCTCGCGAATCACATGGATGTATGCGCCAATTAGTGCCGCGTTCTTTGGATTGCTTAGGCCTGCACCCAGTGCCTTCTCCATCTCGCCAAGTATCAGCTCCATCTCCGCGCCGCTGACTCCAGAGCTCAACCGCTCGAGCAGTGACATGCTCATGCTGAATCTTTCAAGCGGCAAGTTCACCTCCTTTGGGAAGCGGTAGTAGGTATGGCCTTCGTGGGTGAATACCTCAACCAGGTTGTGCGTTGTCTTCTTACTGCCCCATAAAGAGCGCAGTCGTCCTTTTAATTCTTTGATGTACTTCATGTATTGTTTCTTTTACTTGTAGTTCATTGGCATTCGACATCTTGATAATCGTGTTATGACCATCATCAAATACGTACATGATCTCGTTTACATTGACAAGGATATCGGTGTATCCCATTTCCTCCGCTGTGAGCTGTTGCAGTTGTTCATCTTCAGTATCCATGAACTGAATCAACTTCGTGCGCACATGGATGAAGCCTGCCATGTCACCAGTATCCAAATGGGCACTCCGCATCTTCGACTCTGGTCTTAGCAGGAAGGAAGCAGCCGCACGCATTGCATGAGTTGAGCACCTTGTCCTTATGTTGGCATAGGGAACAGATCGCAGTGCGAGGCTTGCTAATCTCCGTCTTTGCCTTGTTGCTCGTTAGGTAGAACCACCACCCCTCGAGTATTGCTCCGATGCGTGTCATGGTATTACCACAGGACTTTGCCCAATTGAAGCAGCCGAGAACGACAAGCACGTGTAGATATCTCCATCTACTGTGATGTCTTGCTGCACTCCGTCTATTGTTACCCATATCGTATAGCCTTGAAGTGGATCAATCTGAATGCCTTCGATGGTGATGTAGCCTTCGCCATCGCTTGTCGCTTCAAACTGCATTATCTTCTGCGTGGCATTGTGTTGCAGCCAAACAGTGAAAAGTGTGTCAGCTTCAACTATGCCAAAGCTAAACTCTGTTAGGCAAGCGTTCACATAACTGCCTGCATCATAACATGGTGAACATACGCTCATAGGTATCGTTTAAGTATTGCGTTCACAAAGTAACGAAAACAATCTAAGAAATCTGCACGCTCTGATAAGATTCTTCTGTTGCTCTTGATGATGCTGCCGTTCGCATCACACTGGACCTGCTTGGCATCAAACACGAAGCCCTTGCACTTGACCGAGTTCGCTCTGATGTCAAGCTTGCGGAGTGCTGCGTTGCAATCGATGCGGCTGTTGTAGTGCGTTGGATTCGCCGGGATGATAATCTGCGAATCGGATAGGTGCAGCCGCCGTTTAATCTGCGTGTACGCACTCGAGTTGTCACGCTGTTGCACAGTGCCACCTTTGCCCATTGCATCTCCTGTGATGCGCAATAGACCCATTGGGATACCCATGCGCTCGATGTGATCACAGAACGCATCTACGCTGCCCTTTTCAATCTTAATCTCGTCAACCACCACGCAGCCCCTTGGCAGCTGTTGGATGACCAGTGCGCAGAGCGGATTGATATTGAAATCGACCGAGATGAATATCGGTATATTGCGATTGAGCACCACGCTGTCATCGATGTGCCTATCGTCTTGCCACTCGTACAAGAACGGATTAGCAACATCATCGAGTATATCCCAATCACCCTCTACAAATCTTTGATACTGGACCGGCGGCAACTCCTTCAAGCTCTCCAGGTACTCGGCAGGGATGTGTGGGTTGTCGGTAATCTTACTCGGGATGTAGCTCCACTTCTCAGGTAGACTGTTATCTCGATAGCGGTCGTAGATGATGGACTTCACCCAATTGTTAGCAGGGTTGCACGTAGCAAGGCAAACGATGGGCGGCTTGCCATGCGCCTTGTTCCAGGATCCAATCCTCTCTTGCACCTTGTAGAACGTTGGCTCTTGCAGCTCGTTAACCTCGTCAAGCCCTGCGCCGTTCACCTCGAGACCACGAAAGCGGTTGAGGTCTTTATCTTCGTCAAAGCTCTCCGCCATGAAGATAAGCTCTGATCCATTGTTGAAGGTCACCACATTGGTATCTCTGTTCCATGATCTGATGTGGGCATTAAGCCCATCACCAAGCAGTCCAGTAAAGCTCGGGAAGGTTGTGCGCTTAAGGTCAGGTAAGCTCTTGCGAATTATCACCCATCGACTGCCGCCATAGTGCAGCGCAAGATGACTAATGGTGAGCAGTAGCCAGTAAGTCTTGCCGCCTCGAATCGCGCCGCCAAAAACAATCACACGCTTCTCTCCGCTTATTGCTTGGTCGAATGCAACTGTCTGTGTTTCGGTTAGCGTGTAGCTCATTCACTCTTTGGCTCTGTGCGAATAATCACCAAGGGCTCAGTGCTTGTGATGTTGGTGTCGGTCGTTTGCTTGGGCTTGCCGTAGCCGCGATCAAGCAGCATCTCCGCCGCCTTGATATCTCCACGCAATGCCTTGGCTTCAATTGCCTTAAGGATGCGCTCAGCTGTGCTCAATCCGTTCTTCTCATCACCCAAGATGTCTGCCATTAGCTTGCCCAACTCTGGAAGCTTACGAGGTCGGCCGTTAGGATTTAACGTCTCCCCCTTCTTCATCTTCTTGCCGTCATGTGGGAATGCCATACGTCTGTTTTTTGTCTGTTTCAGTTACGCTTCTTAAACTTAGCCGCTTCTGCGTTAGCAATTGCCACCGCTTGCTGTGGTGTGTAGCCTTCATCGATTAGCTTTCTGATGTTCATCTGGATGACTTGTGGCGAGTCGCCTTGGAATAGTGGCATGATTACAAAGATAGTGTTTTGCTGCGTTTGATATCTTCCTCAGTCAATTTCAATCTTACAACCTTGTTATAGATAATAACATCGGCGGTCTTGTATCCGGCATCTGAATCGCGCAATGCTCCGATCAAGTATTCGTTTGGCGCATCCATTTGCAAGTCCTCTGATGCTTCCATAATCTTCTGCATTGCCTTAAGCTTGAATGTAACCTCAACATCTTGTACTTGTCCGATTGGAGTCAAGTATCCAGTAAAGGTGTCATCTTGCAGCCTCATGTATCCACTTCGCCATCTGTTAGCAGCCATAATCTTCTGTGCGTTTTGATTTGTACTGTTCAAGGTATGAGTAAATAAGTCGCTTGATATCTTCCTTCTTGCTCTTTGGCACTCGCAAAGTGATGTTGCAAGTGTCCTCTCCGTACTTAAACTTCGGGCCAGCTCCTTTTCTCTTGCCGCCGTGCGTGTTAACTATCTGTTCCATTGCCTGCAAATATAGGAATTAACTTTTGATTGTGCAATTTTAAAACTCTAATCCATCGAGCACAGCGGCTGAGGTAGTAGGTGTATACAATGCTCTCTGGGTTTGCGTTCATCAAGTGCTGCCTGAAGCTCTCATGCGTGCGCTGTGTTGAATGGTAGGTCACGCAGCCATCGACAATCTTGCCCTCGATTGGATAATACTCGTTCATCGTCTTGATGATTTTCTCTTCAATACTCATCATAATACCGGCATTGTTTGCAGCTTCTGTCGTATCGTTCATGTTCAAATTCAATTGGTAAATAGTGTCCTTGGTCTGTTTCTTCAAATTCACTTCCACAAGATTTGCAGCAAATTACAATTCCATTAGATCCATTGTAACGGTATGCTTGTATCTTATCTTTTTTTTCTGTGTTCATGTTGTTTCGTTGATGATTTTTAAAAATTCTGCTTCACTTCTTACAATGTGATACTCGTGCCCGAGTGATAGGCAAAGCTTCTGGAAGCTGACTTGCTGAGGTGACTGTCTGCCAATGTCGGTCTTCCATTCAATCCAACATGTCTTGCCTTCCGGCTTCAAGTAGCACATATCAGCAACACCGGCAATGACTCCCATCGCTTTATTCATGGCTCCCTTGATGCCGTTAATGGAGTTGTTGTTGATCGCAAAAATGCGTCCTCTTAGGTCTGGGCGGGCGTTCCAAAGGTTTTGGAATGCTCTCGCTTGATTTTGTACTTCGCTCATTGCATCATTGCATCATGCGCATCATGCAACAATCAGCATGTTGGAGGCGTAACATGTGTGTGTGTGTGTGTGTGTGTGTGTGCATGTGTATATATTTATATATTTAATAGAAAAAGTGAATGATGCATGATGCAATGCTCTGCATTACTTATGGGAGTAGCGACTTAGTGCATCAGGCACTTTTTTTTAGTGCATGATGCTGCCTGATGCATCTGTGTTGTTTCTTGAAACGAAGTACATCATTATCAACTGATTGCGTTTTCCTCTGCGCTCTTTAACAAATCCAAGCTTAGTAAGAATTTGACCAATGCGATTTGTATTTAGGTAGTTGAATTTTGTATCCATCATTAAAAATTGTTGAATATCGGTGAGTGACATCCACTCGCCGTATGAAGTTGATGATCCAGGTTGAAGCTTTTTATTAATCAAATCATCTTCTGGAGTCGAAAGTTTGAACATCTCTGTTGCTTCATTGAGCTCAAGAATTTCATCACCAAGTATTCTATATTCAGCACCCATTTGGTACATGGCAAACAACTCGCGCCATAGACCAACCTTATCACATTTGTTGTATAGTTCTTGATTAATACCAAGGATATTAATACCAATGATTCTTCTGTTGCCTGTTGCATCACTTAAAATTTGAGTATCGTTGGAAGTACCGCAGAAAACTGCAAGCCTTCTAAGATCAACTGAAACTCTGCCATATGGCTCGCGCACGTTAATAAACTCCTTTGATGTGAGCTCCTTAAGTCGCTTATCTTCTTTCTTGGACTTACCACCGTACTCGTCATCATTAATGATAAGCTTGCCGCACATAAGAATCTCGTCATCTTTGCCGGCATCCATCTTAGATTCAGCATATAGGTATCTAATAGGCTTTGGAAGTAGGTATCGAAACCAGTGTGTCTTTCCAGTTCCTTGCTGAGCTCCACAGAAAACGAGCACGAGAGCTGAGTGATTTCCATAAGCTGATGCGACAATTGAAAGCAGCCATCGAGTGATCCACTTGCTTGCGTTAGGTGTGTCAGTGATTACGCTTTCAATTAACATTGTTAAGTTAGGCCAGTAATCATCATTGGTTTGGTATAACTCCTCTTCAAAAAATTCATGCAATGGATTATAAGTATTTATTCGATTTGAAAATATAATTGATGTAACCAATTCTTTTGATGATTCTTTAAACACTGCTTTTGAATCAAGGTAAATTGAGTTAAGATCACTATCATCAATTGCTCTTCCGTTGAGCTCAATCTTTCGAGTAATAAGATTCTTTTTAAGTTCGAATGTTTTAATGTATGCAGCAATGTCCTCGCTTATGTTTTCTGATTTGAATTTGATGTCTTTGCTTGCCATCTGCTCCACAATCTGCTTGGAGTCCTCAGGACTAATTCCTGCATGCTTCTCGAGTGTTTCGATTATTGCATCGGTTGACAGTCCTGCCGCTCTTTGAGTAGTAGCAGATCGCATGATGCTCTTGGTGTACTCTGAATACCTATCGATGCCATTCTGCTTTGCATGATAGTAGATTGTGCTGATGGATGACTTCTTGGACTTGGACTCGCTATGGTTGTTAAGACAAGCGGTGAACTGCGCATCGCAATCGATGGAGTTGTACTTTGAGCTGTGCGATGATAAGGTATGAAAGTGATTTCGGCCTTCTTCTCCGAACTCGGAAACAAGGGCATAGCAGATGCTTATCCAATCGGAGTAATCTTCGCAAAGATTTAGCCCTTTCTTATCCATCTGGTCTATGATGGCATCGAAGTCTGATTTAATTACCAGAATCTTCTCTGATTTAAACTGCTTCTTTTTAGGAAGATACTTCTTAAATATTGCTGATTTCTTGTTGATAAGTAGGAATGGATCGTAAGATGCAAATCGAGCTCTTGAGACATCCTTGCCGGACTGATCAACGATAATTTGATACTCGTTGTAAAGATAAGCAGCTATTGCATTAAAGGCATCGAGATGGCGAGTGCCATCAATCTTAATAATTAAGCATAGGCCATTGCCTCCGATTGAAATAAATGCAGAATAAAGATAAGCATCAGCACTTATTCGCTTTTTAGTGGCAGCAGGATCATCGATGTTGTCGATGTCAATGGCTATAAATCCAGAGTGCTTTCGTAGGCCGTCAACCTTTCGCTCGGCAAATGAGCCGCTGATGGTAACTACTGGAGCATTTTTCTTCTTAAGGTCTTTTATTTCTTTAGTTGGAGCATTGCGAACTTCGAGAGCGATGTCTTGCCATTTGCCTGTTTGAACTCCTTCGAGGAAAGTGTCAATTTCGATGTCGATGTCTTGCTTGTCATGGACATTTTTATAGGATGATATCAGCATTATATATTGATTTTAGGGTTGTTTTTAGTTTTTCATCAGCCAATTCTTTGTGGAATCGATTGAAATTTTTTCTGCGTTCACGACACCAGAGCCTCGCAATTTCGTGATTCTTTTTCTGAATATGCAAGTAGTTGTCTGCATTTAATTTCTTGATGTTTTTTTTTGCAAGCAGGGCTACATGTTCAATGGCTACGAATAGGGATCTGTATTCTTTGTGATGCTCATTCATTTTAATAAGCTTCTTGATATCGACTGAATCGGTCATGAGGATGAAGTCATTGATTCCTTCATCAGCAACTTTAGCTCTTCCAAATTCATGACCACAAAATTCGCATTCTAAACTTGCCGCATGAATATATGATTCACATCCTGGACATTCCTTCATTGGAGCAACACCATCAGCAGGATCTTTAGGATTATGAAATACTTGATTCCAATCTCGAGGTGATGACCATGCTCCATGTGTTATGCAATTTGCTCCAAGATCGATGATGGTGAAAGCGAGCTTAACTGGATGCGGCCTTGCTCCTCTGCCGCACATTTGAAGCCATAGCGGCATCGATGCTGTTGCCTTGTTAACAATTACCGTCTCGATGTCGGGTTGGTCGAAGCCTGTTGTTGCAATTCCAATGTTGTTTAGGATAGCATCTGGAGTGTTGGCAAACCACTCGAGTATCTCTTCTCTGTCGCTTGAATCAGCATCAAGATGCCGAGAGTTAAATCCTTCAGCAATGAAGGCCGCATTGACTCCTTGCGAGTGCTCTACATTGCAATTGAAGATTATTGTTTTTTGACCTATCGAATGCTTCTTGTAAGCATTGATTGTGGTGTCGATGTACTTTGGCTCTTTATAAATTTGAGCCATTTGGGCTTGATCAAATTCTCCTGCTTTCATTTTTAACCTTGCACGATTAACTATTTTTGGAGAAGAGTATGTTCGCTCAGGGCAAAGGAAGCCTTGCTCGATTAAGTCTGGGATATCGATGCCGCAAACAATGTCGGTGAAGTAGTTGCGCAGTGGATTGGTCTTCTTGGCGGCAAGTGGTGTTGCTGTGAATCCAATGATAAGCGGCTCTTTGAAGTGCTCAATCACCTTGGTGAAGTTTCCGATGTGGCACTCGTCAACGATCACCATTCCGATATTCTGGAACAGATGCAGCCGCTTATGAGCTGACTCAACCATTGCGACATATACGCGAGCTTTGGGGATTGTCTTCATTCCAGCCACTACTTTTTGCACTGGAAGGTTGATGGCTTTGCATGCCTGTGTGAGCAGTTCTTCGCGGTGCACGAGTATTAAGACATCTTGCGTTGACTTCGCGCAGTAGCGGTCACATATCGCGGCGAAGCAAACTGTCTTGCCTCCACCTGTTGCGAGCTGAGCAACCACCTTGCGATGGGTGCGCAGCTTCGCAGCAATGTTGTTGATGAATCGCTCTTGGTAGGGTCGCAGGATCATGCGTACTTCTTCTTGTATAACTGCTCACCCACAGGCTTTCCGAGGGCTATATTGCCAAGCATCATGTCCTTGGCGCATTCATTACAGATGTCGATGATCATCTGCTTTTCGTTGGGGATTTCATTCTCGCAGAATAGTGCGATGTGCTCGTAAACTAATGCCATTGCCAGAGCGTATGGCTCTTGAGATTGTCGGTACTCTTGCGCTCCATCTTTGCAGAGCTGCTGGACTTTTTTCAAGGAAGTCGATGTCATAAATATTAGGGGATTTGTAATTTGTTTTAATTCTTCCAGGTGTGCTCCAAACTATTTCGACATACTTAGTATCCTCGGCAAGGCTGATGAATACCGTTGCATCATCGAAGTGATTGTACATCATCTTTAGATGCTTGAAGTTTGTCTCTATGTATATGAAGTCGCGATGCAGGAAGTAATACATCACGTTGGTAAAACTGTAATTCTCAAAGCCCTCTGTGGACCAGGTACTCTTTAATGAGGTTTTCTGCTTCTTCAATTTCTGAAGGTGTATGTCGATGGATAAAAAGTTCACCTTTGAACTTATTGGGCACTCCTATGTAATAGAAGTTTGTTGCCGAGTATCCAGTAAGGTATGAATACCATACTGCCTGGATGTGGTTGTAGTGCTTAGTCATGTCGGAGGCGAATGCTCGGAGGTTAGTGCAGGATGTTGTCTTGATGTCTGCATTAATCGAGTACATTGGGCAGTGCAAGTCAAGGATGCCTTTTGCTGCCACCTTGCGCCCATCAATCTCAAGCTCCTTGATGAAGGTGATTTCTTTTCCTGACTTCTCGAATACCAAGCGGAGCATTGGATGCTTCATGATGCAGTCGTAAACTTGGCGAGCATTGGGGGGCATGTCCTTTGGCTCGGTCTCAAGCAGATTGCGATGGAACTCCGCTCCTCTCTCGAGAGCACCGGCAGCGTATTGGATGCTGCCAGTGAAATGCCTCTTGATGCTTGATGCGTTGATTGCTTCGATGCTGTTGTAGATGTCGCGGCTCATGAGTTAACTGCATTAAACCTTGCACTTTTTGCCTTTTTAATTGCCTGCTTGAAAGGTTGATTATCGCTATAATCTTCACTACCTCCTGCATACCAATAATCTCCATATCTCTCTGATTCTAAATATGCAAATGGTAATACTTTTGTAATTCCATCATTATCAAAACTTTCATCATTAAATAATAGCCACATTTGTCTTGCATGTGGCAATCCTACTGCAAGAAGCAATTTTTTATTTTTAGAAAACGGTTTCCATTTATTTTTAAAATCATCTTTATATAAATCTAAAATTCCATACATATCATCTTGTTCTAAATTTATACTTGGTTTTACCTCAACATAACTATCTAAACTTGGGATGTAAAAATCAGGCAAATATTTAACACCATTTTCTAATAGAAAACCTTCTGGCTCATACTCCCATTTTTCTTGTAAACTATCAAAATAAACAGCCCATCTTGCTTCAAGTCTTGACCTAAAAAAGTGATTATTGTAAAATGTATCAATTGCTTGCATTTTTTTTAAATTTTATGTGGTTAAAATTACCCTTCAATTTGTCTTTTATCCAATGGAATAAATCCACTACCGTTGCCATGTACTACCTTGATGAAGTCAACCTCAACCTTTGCTGAGTTGACAATCACCTGGGCAATGTCTGCGATTGCTTTTGCTTTGTCAAGCTCCATGTCGTTTTCTTTTAACATCTCGATGATTTCGAATAGGTGATCTCTTAGGTCTTCGATTTTATTGCGTGCCATAATTTGTTCAGAGTTTTAATTGTTTCGCGAATTGGTTGAGGATATTTGGTGATAGTGTTGCGCTGCATGTTCTCCACTTTTGTAATTGCTTCCAAGTTCTCTATATCGAAATTCGATATATTTTTATCTCGGAATGTCACTATCATGTGCGGCTCAAGCTTGCCGTGGTGCTGCTCGTAGATGTGCCGATGTTTAAGCACCCACTTTGCATGCTCTGCAATCTTGATGTAGGTGTATCCATCTTCATCGATGCGCTCGGATCCGACTGCTCGGTGATTAGGTGGCACAGTGCCCTTCTTGAATCTTGTTTCCTTGCCTCCGATGTCAAGGCCTTTCATGCCTTTGTTCCAAGGTGTGTTGCCTTTTTTGAACTGCGACTCCTCTCTTGTTTTTCGGAGTCTGCCGCTTGCTTCTGTTGCCAGGTACTCTTCTGTTTTATGCAGCTGAAGTGCGAAGGCTTTGGCATAGCACTGGGAGATTGATTTCCCAGTGATGAATGCCACCTCTTTTGTCGACCGATGCGGATAGTATTCAATCAGCAACTCGGTCTCTTCGAGTGTCCAGTTACAGCGAGTCATAATACTCGCGGCCTCCTTCGTCTCCGCCTTGTGATGTTGGCTTTGGCAAGCGTTTGAACATGTCCTGTTGGCCGTCATGGTAACCGTTGGAGTACGCTTGAATGATTGCTTCTTTTACCTTTGCTTCCATTGTGTCGTTTTCGCATTCGCGTGGATCAATGATGGTGTCAAGGTAGCGATTGAATTGCGTGAATTCGTAGTGGATGTTGTCGAATGGGCTCATCGGATTACTTGTGTTTTTACTTCGGTTAGTTCAATTCCTCTAATTTCTGCGATGTTCGTGATCTCCATTGCCTTTGGCAGCTTGCGGAGTAACTCGGCCACATCAAACATCTCTGCTTGCATTAGTGTCCAGAGCAGTGTTGCCCAATCAACCTCGCCAACTATCTCCGCTTTCTTGGTTATGCGAATGTTCTTGGTGTGATCCATCTCGAGCGTTGTGGTTGTTGTTGCATCGGTGAAGTTTGCGAAGATATCCGACACATCACTTGAGCTTGCAGACTTAAGTGCATTAGCTGCATCCTGTGCAATCTTCGCATCTGCTTCCGCCTTCTTGCGCTCGAGCTCGTTGGAGTAGTCTATCATCATTGCTTTGCGCTGCTCGATGTAAGCCTTAAGCGGTGCGATGTGCTGGCGTTCCACATCCATGATTGACTTCTTGTATTGGTCAAGCGGAATGGTAACCATCTTGCGATTGTTTTCGATGTGCTTAATGGCATCGTTTGCCACCTTAATTGACTCAGCACTCATGTCGTATGATAGCTTATCTTCGATGATGCTTGGCGCACCTTCAATCATGCCTTGAGCACGAAGCACCTCAGAGGAGTTAAGCGACTTGTAGAACTCGGAAATGTTCTCTATATTAGCGGCGTTCATAGTGTATTGATTTATGTATGTTTTTAATGAAGGGCGGCTGATTACCGCCCTTTGTTATTTTAGAACGGGAAGCCGTCATCTTCTGTCTCAACTTCGGTCGTAACCTCGGGAGCAAATGTTGCCACTCTTACCATTGGAGCAGGCTTGCTGATTCTTGCAATCCACTCGTCAGACATCTTGATTTTGTCTTGAATGAACTCGGGCAGCTGACTGAACACAGCATCATCATGCTCCTCGGTGTTGTAGCACAATGCACTGTTAAATGCAGGAGGACAAACCAATCCTTTTGGCACTGGAGACATGCCGATTATGTTGGCATAAGTTGCATCTCCTTTGGTTACGTGCGTGATGTTAACCATGCACGGCTTGCCAAGTAGCGTAAAGATATCGAAGTTCTCCGCGATCTCGTTGCTCATCTTCTTGCCTGCCCATGATTCGATATCGCGGCGGAGCACTGCCTTCTCGTTCATCGATAGGTTGTAGATGCTGCGAGCATAGAATGGCTTCTCGCCATCACCACGTTCAAATTCGTGCAGCTCTGTTGGCAGTTCAAAGATGAATTGCACTTTGCGTTTTTTGCCTGGAAATTGTCCTGTTTGCATCGTAGTTCCAAGGTCTACAATTTGGTAACATCTTGCAACAAACGCTCCTTCTGGTGCGATTGCTCGGGAGGTGTTATTCCCTGACGGTGCTTTTAAGCCCATAGTTTAATTTAGATTTGATTTATGAATTGATTGAATGATACTTGAGTATTGTGCAGTGTCTTCTGATACATCTTGAAGAACTCGTTAACATCCGATGGATGATAAGTGCGCACTGATTCATGCAAGCCTTGTTGCATCTCCTTGGAGTATTGACGAACAAGAACAAGTGATGTCTTGTCGCATCTTTGGAAGAGCCCTTGGTGGCAACCGTCTTGCACGATTGTTAGCATGATGCCAGATAGATGATCGTAGTTGAAGTACTGCGTGCTGTCGTGTGATTTAAAATAAGTGTTCATAGATTGAAAGAGTAAATGAGTAAATGATTGTTTGACAAATGTACAGCTATATTTTGAATACGCAATAGGTAATTAAGATTAATGCAATAATTTTGTACCTCGCTTTGCAAGTGCTTGATATTTAGACAAATAAAATTCCTACTTTTTTCCTACAGATGTGATGGCCACTCCCATAATGATTCCAACTCCCAACTTGAAGGCAGTTGTTTGATGCCACTTCTTGTCTTCTTTGATGTAGATATTATCCATTCCGGTGATTGCGACATTCGGATTGTCGACTCTCATGCGCACCACTTGATCAGACTTGCGGAAGAGACGATTAAAAAAGCCAGTGCGCATGGTATCACCAACAGCATAGGTGAACTTGGCAGGAATAACGAGTGAATCAATCTGCAACCACCCGAGGCGGTTTATCATGCCGCCGATTGTGTACCACTCTGTTGTCTTAAGGAATGGCTTAGGAAGTTGGATGTATGGCTTCTTATCAATCATCACCGTATCACCTAACTTGATCTCAGTTTTTATTACTGTCTTGGTCTCGATGCGCACAACCTCTGTTGCGTTCTTGACTTTGACTTCGAGCTCTGCAATCTGCTGCGCTTGTTTGGCTGCATCAGAGTTCTTCTGTGCGATTATCTTCTTCTGCGAAGCTATAACTATGCTGTCCTCATAAATCGTATGTTTAAGACGATAATCAGATTGGACATTGTCAGAGCATGACTTAATCAGCAAGAAGACCAGTAAAATAACTACGCCCAAAATAAAAGTTTCAATACGTACAGATGCCATGTTGTATGAGTTTTATAAGTTCCTTTGATGCTTCCCAAAATACTCTTTTATCCTTGAGCTCTGCTTGCAGTATTTGCAATGCCACGCATACCGGCATGCCTCTTTCAATCACATACCAAGCGGCCACCTTGACCAGTCTCTCATCCGCTTGCTGATCCGTCATAACTCGCGTGCTGCTTTCTTGATGAGTATCTTGATTGCATCATCAAGCTTGTTGACTGATGTATGAATCATTGTGAGCACATCCTTCCTGTCGACATCACTTGCACCTTGGTGCTGCATAAGTATCTGTACAAGTCCAGAGATGTTTGTCAATGGTTGGCGCAGCTCGTGGCTAAGCATAAAGCGGAACTCCTCAAGGAGCACTCTTTGCCGCTCGTAATCATGCGAGCTTATGCTTGTTACATCGACCATCTGGATGCCGACAAAGTGCAAGGTGTCAGCAATCGCGAAGCAGTTCCAAACATTATATCTGTCGCTTGTATTTTTCTGCCTGGTCCGAGCATAAACTCTTGATGGCTCAGGCGAATGCTTGCGAGCTGTTGCAATTGCCTTGATGAAATCATCTTTATCACCTTCAATGCTTATGATGTCGGTGATTTTTGTGGGCTTGATGTGGCTCACATAGTTCTTAAAGAGCTCATTGTTGGACACAATCTTTCCATCTTGATCAGTGACCACATAAAACAAATCAATCGAATGTTCTAAGATGAATAGCGAAGACATTGCTTGAGTTCGCTGTAAAGATTAGACCAAGCAGTCATCGAGCTCCATGCCCATTGTGCTGTGAGGTAAATGGTAAAAGTCAAGAGCAAGCCCATCACAGGCGCATCCATTGTCGGTTCATATTCTCGGAACTCAGTTCGAGGCTTGATGATGAATTTTACCTCGGGCTTTGGTGCAAGAAGGAATGCAGAAGTACTCGGCTTGATGGTGTCGCTTGCGTAGATTTGTTGCATCGTTGTTGGCTCTGGTATTGGCTTATCAGATGGCAGCTCGTAAGTTTGCCCCCACTGATTAGTGCAATAGTGCTTGCCAAAGATAGTGAATTTCTGCATCGATTGATACACCACTTGCGGCTCTAGATGAATAACATGATGATGTGTATGCAGCTTGCAGCCAATACCAATCACGCAAGCCGCATCGAGGCTTGTTGTTATTTGTACTGTGTCTATGCCATCATCCATTGTCACTTGATTTTGGTATGTATCCTGCTGCTACCATTGCGGCAACAATTGCTGCGAGTGTCTCTGTGTTTATCTGCTTGAATATTAATGCGAAGACGGAGCCAAGTATCACCAAGCTGCCAATGGTTGGCCTCCAATACTTGAGAATGATGTCAAGTACTTGCCTTGGTTTGCTAACTGGTTTCCTTGCCATTGCCCCACATTTGATTGAATGAGTAAGATGTTTTTAATTTTTCGATGAACTGCTCATAGCTAAGATTCATCTCATCAAGCATAACAAACGGCTCTAATTGATGCTTGATAAGATAAATCTCGTACAGCTTTTTCATTCAACGACGGCAGTGAAATATAGTTGCGCCTCTTTCTTGCGCCTTCTTACAAGCCCTGTCACAACCTCGCCGCCTGCTCTGTTCCACTTAAGAAACTCGGCTGCAATTTTCGGATCGTTTGGATTGGCTTTTACAAATCTTAGCAGCTGCGACTTGGCAAGGTTTCCTGCACCCAGGTTATAGGTAAAACTTACAAGCGCATCGAATTGGTTTTGATTAACCTTAGTGCCGTTAAGCAGTCCAGTCACCGCACCCTCAAACTCCTTAAGATGATCAACAAGCATCTGATTGGCTTGCTCTCTTGTAATGGTTTGCCCAAGCTTAACCTTGCTTCCATCATGGTAGTACGTTGCGCCGTATCCAATTGTTGGCACTCCTGCGCTGCATAGGTAGGATGTAAGACGCAAGCCTTCAAACTCCTGTATGAGTCGGATGCCGTTAATAGAGGATTTCATATTGGAATTGGATTGTGCAGTATGGCATATAAGAAGCAGCAGTTGCAGTTTCTAATTCAACTTTGCAAGTGTTGTTGGTTACTTCTGCGCTAATTGTTAAGCCAACAATCTCTGCCAATGTTCCGCCAAAAGACCATTGCATTAATCCGAAACATTGCTTTGTACTTGTAAAGTTTGATGCAGCAGGAAGCTCAATTTCAAATGCTCCAGTAACTTCTCCAGTATCAAGTGTTATTTCTAACTGAGCAGAAACGGTTGCCACGTTTCCAACTCTGATGAAGGTTGCATAGTTAACTGCTACAACAATGCCATTCACCTCTCCGCTGATTGTTGGAGTGTAGCTGCCACTGCTAAACATATTACCAACCTCAATCTGCGAAGATGTTCCCTCAGGTGATTGAGTGGTGTTGCTTACATCCACAATGTAAAGCAAGTCATTGCTTGCCGCTGATGTGATTGTTGCTAAGTCTGTTATTTTTACTCCTGCCATGATGTTAGTTATTAGTTATGTAGTTAAGTGCCTTGGTTGAATTGGTGAACTGGATGCCGTTAAAAGTGAACTGATTAACATTGATTAGGAACACACCCACGTTAGTGCCCAAGTGAACGCACATGTCGTCAACCACTTCAACAGATTCCACATTGGATGCAACCACCCCAATCACCGATGAATAGAAGGTGACAAAGCCGCCTTCGAGAGTTATGTCTATCATATAATTGTCATTGATATAAGTGAAATTAAAGAGGAATCTGTTGCATTGCTATTCTGAACTGCACCGATGATATACTTATCAGTAGTCCAATCCACTGCAATTGATGCAAATGATGTATTGGCAAAGTCGCTTGCAAGTGATGTAGTTGCAAGTGCCATCTCAGTATTGGTGGTTACATTTTTCACCGCTGCCGTTCTTATTGTTTGCAATGCAAGTGCTTGGATAAGTGTTGCAGTGTATGTCGCAAGAAGCACTGGAGAGCCGCTTAAGTTGTTTGTCGTGTTGGCATAAAGTCGAATCGTGTATACTGCATTTGCTCCAGTCTTACGACCTCTCAACTTAAACTCGAGCACATTGCCTGCAACAACTGAGTTGCCAGGAACAAGTATTGACTGACTGAACGTGTTTGCTGTTCCACTTGATGCAGCTCCATCGGTTGTGATTTTGTAAACTCCCAATGATGCAATGGTGATGTTGCCACTGCCAAGCAATGAAGTCGAGTTGATGGTCTTGATGTTTGTTCCGCTTACCAGTGCATCCTGCTTGCCGTTGAAGGTTGACCAATTTGCACTACTTAATGCTCCTCTGTTGGATGCGCTCGCCGTTGGTAGGTTAAACGTGTGCGTATCTGTTGCAGATGATATTGCGAAGTCAGTGCCCGATGTTCCAACTGCAAAGTTTTGCACTTGAGCAGTTAAGCCGTTTAATGAGTTCAGACCAGTGGAAAATGTCGTTATGACTTGACAAAGATGATTGTCTTCAGTGTGCAATGTTATTGTGCGCCCTGAGGTAGTTACAAATACACGCAATGCAAGCCTATCTGTAAGAGCAAGTGTTGTCGCAGGAACTGCCAAAGCAGTGAAGTAAGCATCGATTGAAGTCCCGTTTGTTATGCCTTCAGGTGTTGCTGAGTCAGTTGCAATCAAAGTAAATGTTGCACCATCATACTTGTATAATTCAACATAGAATGATGGACTTCCACCGCTTGCCGATGAGCTAAAAAATAACTCAAGATTCCAATTCCCTGCTGGTATTGCCAACAGATTAGGATCTCCTGCATCTGTAATGAATTGTGCAATCAATCCATTGCCTTGAGCATTAGTTCTTGTGAAGTCAGTGCCTGCACCTAAGATTGGAGTCCTGCTCATCTCGTAATAAGTAGAGCCGCCAATTGTACCTTGATTCACAGATCCGTTAAGGTAATAGCTTACGCTTGATCCTCCACCGATTGATGTCGGAAAGTTTGCAAGTTGACCATCGCCTCTGATGTATTGGCTGCTTAGCCCTGCCGCTGCAACCGCCAATGTTCCGCTCGATGTTACTGGGTTGCCAGTGACAGAAAATGCAGGAGGCATCGTAAGGTCGACCGATGTAACAGTACCGCTTGGAATGGCAGGGAATGCAGTCGGTGTTCCAGTGCCATCAAGGTAGTCGGTGTTGGTGCCTGTTGGAACATCGAACTTCCCATCAAAGGTGTTCCAATCGGTGCTGCTTAGGTATCCATCAGTGCTCCCATCGGCTTGAGTGATGCTGATGTCGGGATTTGCTCCTCCGGTTGATGCGATTGGTGCTGTTGCGGTCACATCTTCCACAATGGTTGCAGGAAGCACTGGAATAGTAGGCTTGTTAAGAATCTCAGCAAGACCGCTTGTTGCATTCCAGTCACTATTTACTTGAGCCGCAGGAATTGTCGGCTTGTTTAATATCTGATTGTTGCCGCTTGTTGCATTCCAATCGGAAGGTCTTTCAATTGTTTGAAACCCTGCACCAAGATTAACCCAGTAGGTAGTATTAGTAGGTAGTAGTGAATCGTTGTTAGCAATGCATCTGTAGATGTTTCCATTGTACCATACTACATTGCCTATTTGATATTGATTGCCTGTTGAGGTTAAGTGATCAGTTGAGAATGCAATGGCAGTCATAATACCACCACCGCCACCACCACCTATTGCAATCAATGGATCGGCTTCCGTTCCGTTTCCGATTATGGTCACCCCATCAACAGCAACCTCAGTCAAGCAAGGTGTACAAGGTTGAAAGTCGGGAAGCGGAATGTCACCGGTAGCACAAATATCGTAGCAGCCATCCTCTGTGGTTGTGATCACTTGTATATCAAAATCAACAGTTACACATGCCCATTCATAGTTCGCTATCAGTGTCTTAATCTCATTGATGTAACCGCTCGGAATTACCTCGTAGTTAATCACTCCAATGTTCTGCTTGAATTGTGGATCAGTGCCACTCGTCAGCTTGTAGATTCTCGAAGCAAGCCAGTCCTGAGCATCATCTCCATCGCATGGCAGATGGCTCTTGCGCACAACTGCATAAGCAGTAAGCGGAAAGCTTGTCACATACAGCTGCTTGCAGCCGCTCATCTTGTAAGCATCAGTCTTGACAACAGTTACCTTGCCACGCTTAGCCCAGAACAATGTGCCTTGCTTTGCATCGAAGTTAGTAACAACCTCCGCTTGACCATTACCAATGTAATGCACCCAAGCCTTCTCGTTGCCGTTTGCGTTAAGCTCGCATAAGCCAAACTGCTTGTCGAAGATATTCGCTACCTCAACACGCTGATTGAGCCGCTCGATTATTGTCTTAAGTAGATTCATGGTTTGCTAATCTGATTTGATATTTGCTCGACTAATAGTTCTGCATGTAGTTGCAACATCCTTGCTTGCTCCTCTTTTGTTGGTTGGAATATTGGTCCATAAAGTTTTTGCAATCCTGCCACCTTTCCAGATTCATCTGCTTGGATGTATATTGCAACATCAAAGCCTTGAGCAAATACACTCGTTTGGTCTGTTGCAAATGACCTTTTTAGAAAGCCTGTGAGCTCCAATGGAGGTCTGCCGTTCTTTGCTTTGATGGCAGCATAAGCAGGAGTGTATGGCTTGGTCGGTAGCTTTTGCCCTGCTGTATTAGTTCCTCCGCTTGTCCCTGTTCCAAAGATTCTGATAAACATCTCGCGGCGCATATCGAGAACAGCAAATGACAATGGAGTGAAGCCTCCACTCCACTCAGAGAATAAAGCATCAATCCTTCCGCTGATCTCTTTGGGAGTAGCCATTAAGGTAGAGCAGTTACGTACTTCATGTTTCTTCTGCAATCAAAGCACGTATTGTCGCTTGGTAGTCGCATGTTCTGCAACATTGCTGTGAGCTCTTCGCTGTATCTTGTTGCTGCTATGTCTCGCCCTGCAATCATTCCATCCTGCGCATCATTCATGATGCCAGTGTTCACGCTTATTGTTGTGTTTACTCGTTGGTTTGGGCTGATTGTTAACCCATAGTTATAAATCTCGACAGCCGTTGCATAAGCAAGTGGCATTGCCATCAAGCCACCTATGCTGCACAGCCAAGCTTCTCTGTCGCAGTTCACATTGTAAACTAATGACATCCCTTGAGTGTACTTCTTGGACTTAGAACTTATCACATCATCTCCGCTCACCGTCAACTCAATCCCAACTGCATCCACGAATGGGCAAATGTGCGCACCTCTTACATTGCCTGAGCAATCGAAGCAGTGACCCTTCTTAGGAATCATCTTGGTTGTATCATAAAGCGACTCATAGACAAAAGCCAAATCCAACTTGCGGCGGTTTGCCTTGAAGGTCTTGCCAATAAACTGCTCAACCGCTTCCGATTGGTAGAAGAATGAATCAATCAACTTCAAGGTGCTCATGTCGTAGACAAATATCTCGACAGGAGTTGCCATTGTGTAGATGTCAATCTTAAAGTTTGACAAGTAGAAGTTGAGAAAGCTTTCGGTGTTTGGGTCGATTGTGACTCTGATCCCTGCGTACTTATTTGCACCAAGTGCAACATCGATATTTGCAGCGTTGCTAACCACTTGACCGATGCGCTTTGACTCCACAACGGTGTCCGCTTTCATCATAGGTGTTAGCCTTGATAAGATATCAGTTGACATCTTGCGCCAAGCAAATGCACGCTTTGCTTCAAACAATTCAACTCCGCTGTTGTATTGGTCCGTAATTAGCTGACCGAGTAATGTCTGATTGATGCCGAGATCATCGATATAGAGGCCAGTCGTTGGCTCTGGTCTGTCGCAACCTTGTAAGCCGAGTAGAGATTCGTAGCACATTGGCTGTCTTATTTTTCACAAAGATAAATAAAAAAGGAGAGGCTTGCACCTCTCCCCGTTTTCATTGTTGCACTTAAAAGATTAAGGTGCTGGATTTACGATAGACACGCAGTTAACATAGTTAACTCCTGCATACTTATCGCTTGCCTCGTAGATGTCAGTTGGCAATGTTGCGATGATACCAGTTGTAGTTAATACAATTGATAAGTTACCGCAATCATCCTTCATAGTCAAGTCAACTGGAACTCCTGCCGGTGTGAACACCAAGGTCTTAGAGTAGTTGCTTCCTGCTGTTGGAGTGATGCCTGTGTTCCACTCTGCTAAGTTAAATGACAACCACTGGATTGCTCCTGCTGTTGTAATTAATGCAGATGTTTGGTCACCCTGTGCAGTTGCCAAACGTGCATCATAAGCAAAGCCGAAACCGTTTTGCTGAGTGATTGCAAGTAAGTCAATGCCGTACTGAGTGCAGCATCCTGCTGCCATCGCGTTAGCATAACGCTGCATTGCAGCTCCACCGAATGCGATTGGTGCACCTGGATAGTTAGCCATGCGTGTTGCTTGCTGAATGTCAGCAATTGCGAATG